CGGCCCCAGAGCCGTCCCAGCCGTCCCTCCGGCGGCAGCAGACCCGGTGGCTTCGGCGGCGGTGGCTTTGGTGGCGGCAACCGCAGCGGCGGCAGTCGCGGCGGCGGTTTCGGCAAGGGCGGCTTCGGCGGCGGCAAGCGCTGAGCGCCGTGTGATCGGAATAGAAGCAGGGCCTCCGACTTCTGTCGGAGGCCCTGCTTTCAGCTTTCCATGTTCTTGCCCAGAAACGCGGCCACGGTCTGTGCCAGCTTGCACTCCGTGTCTCCAGCCAGACGGCCGCTGTCGGTGACGAACAGCACCGCGCCCAGCACATCGCCCTCGCAGAGCACAGGGGCGGCCACGGCGGCGGTGAACGTCTCGTTGTCCCCGCAGACCCGGGGCATGGCCCCCAGTCCGGTGAAGTGGTAAAGGCTGCGCTCGGCCATGATCTTCTCCAGCTGGTCGGACACGGATTTGCCCAGCAGCTCCCGCTTGCCGGGGCCTGCCACGGCGATGACGGCGTCCCGGTCGGTAACGGCGGCGGTGAAGTCGGTGCTGCGGCTCAGCGTGTCGCAGAACTGGGCGGCGAAGTCCTCCAGCCCTCCGATGAGGGAGTACTTCTTGAAGATGACCTCCCCCTCCCGGGTGGTGTAGATCTCCAACGGGTCGCCGTTGCTGATAACATTGGCACGGAAAACCTTGTCCTCATGATTTTTAGAGGACTGGATCAGCGTGCTTTCGATATTTTCCGTGCCTAACTTAAAATTTGCGGCATCCTCCGTTTCCGCCGGGAGGGTCCCGCAGCGCAGCAGCGTGTCGATGTCGGATTGGAGCTTGATCTCCAGATGATCTTCATAGACGAGGATCTTGTCGATCAGCAGTTCCAGATCATTCCGTTCCAGCTTATCCTTTTCCAAAATATCGCGGAACACGTCGATGGCGGTCTTCGCCACGCGGTTGACCTGAATGATGGTGTTGCGCTTGTCGGACAGCAGGTCGATCTGATGGTGGATGCCGTCGATCTTTTTTTGCAGGTCTGCTTCCATCTCGTCATACAGCGCCTCGATGGAAGCTTCCTGCTCCGGCTTTTTCATAATCTCCCGGATGCGCTGGCGCTTCGTGACCTTCAGCTCCTCGGTGAGATCGGCCAGCACCGCTGCCAGATTGTCGGCAGACTGCTCCGTTTCCGCCACCTGATCGTTCTCGCGCTTCAGCTCCTCGTTGAGCTGTTCCAGCATGGCGGCAGAACTGTCCGCCAGCTTCCGCACATAGCTTTTCAGCAACTCGTCCAGCCGGTCAACGCGGATATGGTGGCTGGTGCAGCCCTTGAGGCCGCGCCGGTGGTACGTGCCGCAGGTGTATGCGGGCGCTAAATCGCTCCGGCTCATGGCAAACATCGGACTGCCGCAGTCGCCGCACTGCAAAAAACCGGAGTACACATTGTCGTTGATTTTGACGCCGCGATAGTTATTGCGGCTGCGCTTTTCCCGCAAAGCGATGGTAATGGCGAAGGTGCGGTAGTCGATGATGGCCTGATGGTGGTTTTCAATGACGATATGCTCGTCGTCGTTGCGCTTGATCTCCTTGCCGTTGATCTTGGCGCGGGTATACTTGCCCTGCCGGAGCGTGCCGATATAAAAATCGTTGTCCAGAATGCCCTGCACCGTGGCGATGGCCCAGGCGTTTTTGGCTTCCCGTTTCGTTTTCTTGCCCGCCGCCTCCTTGCGCATCCGCTCGGACATGCGCGGCGTGGGAACGCCTTGATCGGTGAGATAGTTGGCGATTTTCTTGTAGCCCCAACCGGCGTTGCTGTAAAGGTCAAAAATTCTGCGGACGGTCTCGGCTTCCGTGGGGATGATCTCAAACTGCTTGTCCTCGGTCACGAGATAGCCGTAGGGTGCGGCGCAGATCCATTCGCCGTCGTTCTGCCGCCGCTTGATGACGTTGCGCACCTTGCGGGAGGTGTCCGTGACGGGCATCTCGTTCACGAGAAACTGGAACTGGATTTTCAGCCAATCGCCGTCATTGGGGAAGTCCACGCCGTCCCCGATGGAGACGATCCGGACGCCCGCGTCGCGCAGGTCTTCCAGCTCCACAAGCCCGCGGCTGTTGCGGCGGGAGAAGCGGGAAAAGTCCTTGATGATGAGAATATCGTACTTGTGGGACATGAGTCCCCGGCGCATCTCCTGATAGCCCTCGCGCTGCTCAAACGTGTAGCCGGAGCGGTCGCGGTCTTCAAAAAACGTCAGCGTGCTGCCGGGGAAGTGGTTTTTTACATAGTCCTCGATGATGGCCTTCTGGTTCTCGATGGAGATGTTCTTCTGCTCCTGCTCATCATCCACAGAAATGCGGGCATAACCCGCAATGTCAAATGTTTCAATCATGGTCATTCACCCTTGAGATATTTTTCCGTCTGCCGGTCAAATTCGGAGATGTATTCGGCGTCCTGCTTCTTGCGGAATTCATTGTAAATTTCGCCGACCTTTTTCGCCGCCGCTTCCCGCGAAATATGCCCTTTTCCGTCCAGCACGTTTCGGCGGTTGTTGGTCAGAAAGCGGTCGGTTTCGTTCAGCCAGTCCTGCATACTCATCAGCTGTTCATCCTCTGCCATCAGCTCGGCGTAGTCGATGAACATGGTCACGAGGCGGTTTAAGCGCGACAGCTCCTTTTCGTTCAGGTAGTTCTTCGCCACCAGCGTGTCGCTTTTCAGAATCTTCCCATCCGGCGCGCCCTTCCATGTGGTAAGTCCCATCGTGGGGCTGTCCAAGTTCGCCCGCTCGGAAATCAGCTCCGCGGCAGTCTTGCCGGTGACGGCGTAGTGCAGCTTGTTCTGCACGAACGCGTAAAAGGCTTTCGTGGTCTCGCTGTTTTTGTCATAGTCATAGCTGCACTGCTCAAACACGTCCGCGATTTTCTGATAGGCCCTGCGTTCGCTGGCGCGGATCTCCCGGATGCGCTCCAGCAGCTCGTCAAAGTAGTCCTTGCCAAACGGACGGCCGTTTTTCATCAGCTCGTCATTCAGCACAAAGCCCTTCTGAATGTACTCTTTCAGTGTCTTCGTCGCCCACTGACGAAAGCGCGTGGCCTTCTTAGAGTTCACGCGGTAACCCACGGCGATGATGGCGTCGAGGTTATAAAAATTGGTGGGCTTCGTAGAAAATTCGGAAATTCCGAATTTTCTCATGCAGGATCCTTTGTCCAGTTCTTCCTCCTCGAAAATGTGTGACAAATGCTCGCTGATATTGGACTTACTGGAGTCAAACAATTCTGCCATGCCAACCTGCGTCAGCCAGAATGTCTCATCCATAAATACAACGTTTACAAATTCTTTTCCGTTTTCATCGCTGTACAGGAGAATTTCACTGTGCTCCATCATTTCATGTTCCATTTGCGTTTCCCTCCGTTTCTCTGGCGGTAAGCATGAACCACACATATCTTTTGATAAACACGTTATTTTAGATAATATTGTACATGATGTTTTCAAGCTTTGCAAGGGCAAAAAAAGAAAAGGGCGGAAGAGATTTCTCTCTTCCGCCCGAGGTTCATCGCTCCATACCCACGGCCCGCTGCTTTTTCGCCTGCTGCACGGCCTTTTCGGCGCTGCGGCGGCGGTTGAAGAGCAGCAGATCCCGCGTGTTCTTATAAAGATCACCCTTGCCGGACTCGAACACGGCAACCATGTATTTCTTCGTCTTATACTTGGCGTAAATTTCCTTCAGCCCCTCCCGCAGGACGGGGTCAATTTTTTCTGCATTCGTCAGCCAGATTTCAACAAGCTTCTGATCGTCCCTGACGTTCATCTCCAAATAGAACCGACCTCCTTTAACAACCTTAGTTTCCTCATCTTTCCTGCTGCTTATGCGCGGCCACCTGCTTCGCCGCTTGTAAAATCTCCGGCGAGATGCCATCCACCATGCGGTGCAGCTCGTCCAGCTCCCGGAGCTTTTCGTTAATCTCCAATTTTTTCAGAACACTTTCCTTGGAGGCAGCGCCCAGCTGCTTTTCGAGCGTCGCATTCTCGGCGGCCATCGCCTTATAAGCGGTGTCGTATTTCTTGAGTTTCGTCCGCAGCGCCTCCGCGCCGGGAACGTATTTGCCCAGCAGCGCTTCCAGCTCGTCCAGCTTGACCTTTTTGTTGAACGGATTGGTGTCGTTCAGAATCGCCATGATCTGCTCCTTCATTCGGTTCAGGTGCACGGCCTCCTTGAATAGCCGCGGCGGGATATGGTCGCGCCCGGTTTCGCTGGCGCTCTCGCCGCGTTCCAAATTGGGGTATTTCTTGACCATATGCTCCCAAAACCTGTCCTGCCACTGTGTCAGCTTCTTCTTGTTACCGACGATCTCCTTGGCGCTGAGCCGCCCGTCCGCTGTCAACGGGACGAAGCAAAGGTGCATATGGGGCGTTTTTTCGTCCATATGCACCACGGCAGATATGATCGTGCCCTTGGCCTGATATTTTTCGATGAACGCCAGCGCCTCGGTGAAATACTCTTTGACCTCCGCCTTTTTCTTGCCCTTGAAGAACTCCGGGCTGGCCGTCACGAGAGCCTCCACCACGCGCACGCTGTCCGACCGCGTGCGGCAGCCAGCCTCGGCGATCTGCTTTTCCGCTTCGGCGCGGTACTTGCGCTGCGGCGTCACCAGATGGAAGTTCAGGTGGCTGCGGGACGTGTCCACGTCGGGATTGCTGGCGTATTTCTCCTTGGTGCGTTCGTTGTGGGACTCAATATGCCCGATTTCCGGCCCCTTATATTTGGCAAAGCGGAGAATGGCGTACTGTGCTTTCATCGGCGCGCCCCTCGCTTCATCCACACGATGTCGCAGTCCAGCACATCGGCCAGCTCCACGACCTCCTTGTAGCGGATGCTCTCCCGCTGCAATTTTGCGGACAGGTTGGAGACGCTGTCGCTCCAGTCATATTCCTCGGCCAGCCGGTCAACGATCTCCTGCATGGTAAAACCGGCGCGGACGATCTGCGATTTGATCTCATTTTTGATGCTCATAAAAACCTCCTGTTTTTTCGTTATGAAAACAGCGAAGCGGGTTTCGATTTCCGAAAACCTGCTTCGCTGTGTGGTGAAATATTCTGTTTTCCTGAAATCCGCTGGAAAAGCGGCGGTCGATGCCTTCTTCATAAGTGAGGGGTATCGACTTTCCGGAACCGCGTGACCTTGCAGGGAACCGCGCAGCCCCACGCGCATCCGTGAAGCCGGTACACGATTCCGAGCAGCGCGGTTTCGCAGAATCCTTTTGCCGCCTCGCAAATTTCTTTCCGGTTCTTATCGCTCTTGAAAATACCCTCTCCTTTTCAGCTCCTTCAAATCAAAAATCACATCTTCGACACGGAGCTTGGCGAGCGCGCTGAGTTCGTAAATGTCGTAGGCGTTATCGATGAAAAGCAGCGTCATCAGCAGCTTTTGACTTCCAGTCAGGCTGCTGTCATAGATGTGAAACAGCGGCAGTTCCTTATAATAGATTCTTCCCATTGCATCCTCCTTCGTCGGTAAACTTGAAAACATCTATCCCATCCATCCCATCCATCCGGGGTTTTGGGGATGCTTGGGATGGATGGGATGGAGAATTTCGTGTCTGAGCTCATAAAACCGGCGGCGCGACCAGCGCCTCGATACCCCAGAAGCCGTTGACCCGCTTGCCGAGGGCGTTCTGGATGTGGTTGTCGTGCTCCAGGCCGAACTCATCGGCGTACTTCTTGAGCGTCATGCTCACCGTCCGCGCGGAGCGCGGCTTGTAGGCGTTGTCGCTGCACCACAGGCAATAGATGCTGTACAGCGCGGCGGAGGGGATGGCGCTATCGGCCTTCAGGCGGATGTAGCCCTCAGAGCGCAGGAACAGCAGCACATTGTCGGCCTCGCGGCGCGCATCCTCACGGTTTGCTTTCGTCTGCGAGCTTTCGGTGAAGCGGAAGTTATTACTTTGCAAGCGCCGCAGACCTTCGAGACACCAGAGGAATATCCCCTCGATCTCGCCGCAGAGCTTGTCCGCAAGAAAGGGGTCGTCCTCCCGGTTCGGCGGCTTTTTCTTCACTGACAAAATGAGCTGACGGCGGTAAAAGCCGTCCGAGTGGTCGTAGAGCGATTCCAGATCGCCGTTGGAAAAGGCCAGAAACCGGACGTACATCTTGCCCTGATAGCTCTGCTCGCCCTTGCGCTCCAAGTCCATCGGCATTTCGGCAGTGATGAGGGACTTGAGATAGTGCGTGGATTGCAGCGCCTCCAGCTTCATGTCGTCATCTACCATCAGCAGCTCGTGCTCCAGATCGGCTCTGGCAAAGGGGCTGCGCTCCACCTTGGCGATGCTGCCGTTTTTCAGGTTGCTGCCGAGCATTTTCTGCATCACCACGCCGATGCGGCTCTTGCCCTCGCCGCCGTTGCCCTTGAGCAGCATCATGACCTGCCCGCGGTTCGTCGGAATCAGGCAGTAGCCGAGGTATTCCTGCAGGGTCAGAATGTCCTCCGGCTCCAGCAGGTCAGACAAAAACCGCAGCCAGGTCAACGGCTGCGGCGCGCTCGGGTCATATCGGATGGGAAGCCGGTTGCGGCAGAATTCTTTTTCGGCACGAAACTCACCATTGAGAAACAGTGTGCCGTTGGCAACGTGGATGCGATCCTCCTGAATGGGCAGCTCCTGCGTGTAGGCCTCCAGCCTGAGCGTTTCCAGCAGGCTTGTGGCGCGGCGGGCGGTGCCGCTGGTGAAGTGCGGGCGCAGCATCTCATAGATCTGCTTGCGAATGCCCTCTTCATCAGCAACGCGGCCCTCCACCGTGAAAAAGCTGCCGCCGACGCAGACCATCGGATACTCTGCCAGAAAGTCCTCACAGAACAGCACCTCGTTGAAGTGCTTGTCCTGCATCCAGCGCGGCGGTTCATTTCGTTCCATGTGATTCCTCCCTGATCTGTCGGTTTCGCGCCTCCATCCGCGCCAGCCGATCGTCCTTCTGCAAGTCGGCCACCACCTCGGCGCGCTCCTGCGGCGTGCCATAGGTCAGGATGTCCAGCATATTCCCGATGCGCTCGAGCATATGGCAGGCCTCCGCATAGCGCGGGTCGATGCCGTCCTCCGGCGATTGCGGGGCGCAATGCGCCTTCCAGTCCTGCAAGATTTGCAGATAGTCCCCCAGCACACGGAAACAGCGCCGCTCGGTTTCTGCCTGCGATTTTCCGCGCTGTAGCTTTGCGAGAATGGACGGCTTTTGCTCGGCCATGCCGAAATCTGTCGCCAGCTTCTTCGCTGCGTCATACCCGCTCAGGTTGAACAGCCTTGCCGCAAGGTCGATCACATCGCCGCATGCCCCGCAGCCGAAGCAGTAGAAGTACTCCTCGTTCAGCTTCATGCTGGGCGTGCGGTCGGCGTGGAAGGGGCAGCAGACCATGTTCCCTTGCCTAACCGGCAGTCCGTATCGCTCCGCTGCCATGCGCGGAGTGACGGCGGCTTTCACGGCTTCAAATAGGTTCATAGGCAATTTCTCCTTTCAGATTTTTGCGACAAATTTCCTTTGTCACCTGAATATACGGAGAAATCGGCGTAGACCGGCGAAATCCGGCGCATGTTCAAGAAAACAAAAAGCCCTCCTGAAATCTTGCAGAAATGCAAGCAGGAGGGCGAGAAAAATGATAATGAGTGAAATGTGTCAAAAAGTATCTCTTGAATGTAAAACATTTGTTCTATACTTCGTGGAAATTATATGCTATACTTGAAAATATCATGCAGCATATTTGTGAGAGATTTTGCCGGAAAAGGAGGCGTTTACAGAAATGGATCAGGTATATCTCCCCGGAAAAATCCGTGACCGTATCCAAGATCTGATGAAGTCCCGGAAGGTCACGCAGGCAGAGCTGGCCGCGAAAATTGGCTGCTCGGAAAGTGCGCTGAGCCGCTTCATCAGCGGAAAAACGGATAAGTTGGGCGACGAGAGCATCATCCGCATCGCCCGCGCGTTTGAGGTGTCCACCGACTTTCTGCTGGGCGAGGTGGACGAGCCGGATTGCAAAAACTATGATATCTCGGAGCTGGGCCTCTCCGTCGAGGCGGCGAGGAATCTCTATACGCAGAAGGTCAATCCGAAAATCGTCAGCTACCTTCTGGAAAATCCGCAGTTTGCCGACACCACATATCAGATCGCCCGGTATCTGGATAACGAGCTGACCGCCGGATTTGCCGCGCAGAATCAGCTTTATTCGATGGTTTCGTCCATTCTGGGCACAGTGCCGCAGGCCGCGGACGAGGTCAAAAGTCTGCGGACGCCTATCGATCAGGCGGATTTGAGCTCCATTCAGAACTCCTTTATGAAGGCTGTCCGCGCCGTGAAAAAGGAGGCCGAGGTGGAGATGCCGCCTACGCGCCAGCTTACGGCACAGGCGATGAAGAGCATCTATGCGGAGCTGACCAAGGGCGGCCAAAAACTGAACCGGAAAATCACGAAGGAACAGGTTGCAGACGCGGTGGCGGCCTCCGTTTCCCATCTGCCCGGTGTTGACACGGCACAGGTCAGAAGGTTGTTCCTCTCCATGACCGGAACGGCGGCAAGCGATGAATCCGAACAGCATGACCAATGAGCGGCTTTGCACTCTGGCTCAGAAGGGCGATGAGGCCGCGCGGGAGATTCTTGTTGAAAAGAATATGGGTTTCATCGTTCAGACGGCTGACCTCATATACCGAAGTTCGTCGCTGGAGGGCAGTGACCTGAACATCGACGTGGATGATCTGGTGCAGGAGGGCAGCATCGGCCTGCTGCGTGCCGTTGACGGCTTTGATCCGGCGCGGAAGCTCAAGTTCCTGACCTATGCAGCACCTGCCATCAAGAACGCCATGCTCGACCTCGTACATACAGCGCAGATGTCTTTCGAGCATCGCATGGCAACTGTAAAAGTGAAAGACGGTGTGGAAGGCCTTGGCCTTGAGCGAGTGTACCTCGATGAGATTCTACCCAGCGATGAGCGGCTGCTGCGGATTGAGGCGATTGCCGATCCGTATGCCCTGCCTCCGGAGCAAGCCTTCATCAAAGCGGAAAACCTGTGGGAGCTTTATGCGGCACTGGACAAGCTGGAGCCGCGGGAGCAGACGTATCTTCTGTATCGCTTCGGTTTCACAGATGATATCGAGCACACGCTGATCGGTGCGGCGATACATTTTCATCTGAGCGAGAACCGGACAAAGCTGCTGGAGGAACAGTCGCTGGATACGCTTCGGAAGGAGATTCCGTAAGACAAAGGAACGTCGCCGCGGCGGGACGGGGGCTCTTATATACCTCTGCTTCCTTTTCCGGCCAGTCGGATTTTGCTTCTCAAAAATCCTGCATTTGTGCTGTAGCTCACATCACAAAGTCCGCCTGTCCTACTGCCGCGAAAAAGCGTTTGTTGCCACACTCTGCCGCACCGCAGAGTACGCCGCTAACCCCTTTCCCGCGTCAGCCGGAAGCAAAGGTATAACACACTAGACTTTGCGAAGCAAAATCGTGTGCCAACAGGGATGCTGCGCGCCCCTATTGGAAACCCAGCGACAAAGGGATGTTCCCTTTGCAATCCCTCATTTCCATCGCAGGTGCATACACAAACTGCAAAAAAGCAGCTTGTCATGCCTGCTCTGAAAATGCAAAAGGCGGTCCGTGCCGATGAGGGACGGACTGCCTTTTTTGCGACAACCGCAATTTTATCATCGCGCAAGAAATGACAAAATTAAGATTGACGATGATGCAATATACGGGTATACTATAATTGCATCATTAAATGGTATTTGATGAAATTGAACGCCGAATGAGGAATTTGAATGAGAGATTTCAACTTCAAAGCAGAATATCAAAAGCTCCTGACGCCGGAGATCGTGGCCTACCTGACGCAGATTCACGAATACAAGGGGCAGCAGAATCTTTTTATCGAGGCAAAAGCGGATGCGCTGTCCAATCTCTTGGAGGTTGCGAAGATCCAGAGCACCGAAGCGTCCAACCGTATCGAGGGCATCATCACAACAGATGACCGCCTGAAAAAGATCGTCCGCGAAAAGACCATGCCCCAGAGCCGCAGCGAAAAAGAGATCGCCGGATACCGTGACGTGCTGGCGACGATCCACGAGAGCCACGACTATATCCCGCCAAAGCCGACGGTCATTTTGCAGCTACATCGGGACCTGTACAAGTTCAGCGGCAAGTCCATCGGCGGCAGCTTCAAAAACTCGGATAATGTGATTGCCGAAGAACGGCCGGACGGCCGGAAGATCGTCCGGTTTGAGCCTGTCTCTGCGTGGGAAACGCCGGGGGCGATGGCAGCACTTTGCGACGCCTTCCAGACGGCCGCACAGGACGCCGAGCTTGACCCGTTGCTGCTGATCCCGATTTTTATTCTGGACTTTCTCTGCATCCATCCCTTCAATGACGGCAACGGCCGCATGAGCAGGCTCCTGACGCTGCTGCTTTTGTACCGCTCCGGCTATCTTGTCGGCAAATATATCAGCATCGAAAAGCTGATCTCTGATACCAAGGAGACCTATTACGAGGCCCTGCAAGCCAGCTCCTACAACTGGCACGAGGGGACGAACGATTATGCGCCCTTCGTGACCTATATGCTGGGCGTTCTGGCGGCGGCTTACCGGGATTTTGAAAGCCGGGTTGAGCTGCTGACCACCAAGGGGCTTTCCAAGCCAGACCGGGTGCGCGAGATCATCAAAAGTCACCTTGGCAAGATCACCAAGAGCGAAATCATAGCCAAATGCCCGGACATCAGCCAGATCACCGTCCAGCGCGCGCTGGCAGAACTGCTGAAATCCGGCGAGATCACTAAGCTCAGCGGCGGACGCTACACAGCGTATGTTTGGAGCGGGGAGGAAATGCTATGATGAGAAAGTCATGGACAAAGTGGATATTAATTGCTGTTATAGCACTGGCACTAATTGTTGGTGTTCCGATCATAATCAACGAGTGCTACAAAACAAACAGCGGATACATGACAATGTGGGGAGCAGCAGATGCGCTTGCCTATTATGGGACGATCTTAGGAGCGCTGGTGGCGGTTGCAACTGTAGTTGTGACAATTCTTTTTACCTATAAACAGATTCAACGCGATAGCTTCGTGAAAAGTGAAAACGAAAAATGGGCAAAGATTGAGGAAATATTTGCGATGGCGCTTGATACAATCAATCCTATCCGTCCTATGACCGAGGCTATGGACACTGGTATGAAGAATCCGGGTGCTGCAATTACAACTTTCCAAAAGTATCAAATGGCTTGCAAAATTGCACCGGATCAACTAATTGCTTTCTTGAATGGTGCTGACTACCCAAAAGTTAAGACGCTGCTCGAACGCGCAAATCAAACAACAGAAGAATTTTCTCATATCTGCGATGAGGAAATAGCAATGTACGAAAGATTGTTGGATTTCTCCGGCAGACAGACCGCAGAGAGAACAGTTGAAATGGAAGCAGCGCACCCAGCCTCTTTTCCTGAGGATACACTTACTTTCTGTCGAACAATCATTGATAAGACAAACGGAATAACACTCGATGCGCTTACAAAAGAACTGGCTGCCTCTAATGAAAAAATGGTTTCCGCATATGAGACAAAATATAGAGATCTTCTTCAACTTAAAGGGCAGACTTTTGAGGTAATTAACGCAGAGATACAGAAAAAGGCAGATAGCATTCTGCTTTTTGGAGGAAACTTCTATGCCGACACTTGAATGGATTGGAAAAAACAAGGTAATCAATCACCATCAGGACGTGCCGTTTCGGGTGTTGGAGCGCAAGTACAGCTTTGATGAAAACGGGCAGCACAGCGAGGACAATGGCAGCGGAAACATGATCATCCGGGGCGATAATCTGGAAGCCCTGAAAGCGCTGTTGCCCCGGTATGAGGGGCGCGTCAAGTGCATCTACATTGATCCGCCCTACAACACCGGCAACGAGGGCTGGGTCTATAACGATAACGTCAATGACCCGAAGATCAAGAAGTGGCTGGGCGAGGTTGTCGGCAAAGAGGGCGAGGACCTGACCCGCCATGACAAGTGGCTGTGCATGATGTACCCGCGGTTGAAGCTGCTGCAAAAGCTGCTGGCGGATGACGGCGTTATTTTCATTTCTATTGATGATAATGAGCAGTCTAATTTGCGGTTGATTTGTGATGAAATTTTTGGAGCAAATAATTTTGTCGAATCTATCGTATGGCAAAAGCGCACTTCACCGGACGCTCGAAAGAAATTGAGTAGCGGTCACGAGTACATTCTTATATACGCAAAGAACTCACAAAACGACTGCTTTAATTTACTTGATATAGAGGGAAAAGATGCTGCAAAGTTCAAGAACCCAGACAACGATCCCCGTGGTCCTTGGGTTTCGTCAGATTTCACAGCTCAGGGCTGGCGACCAAATCAAATGTACGAAATTACGACCCCCAGCGGGATGAAAATGTTGCCGCCCGAAGGACGTTGCTGGAGACATCTTGAAAGCGTATACAAAGAATTACTTGCCGAGGGGCGTCTGTGGTTTGGTGCGGACGGGTGTGGAGTTCCTCGAAAAAAGACATATCTAAACGAACGTGAAGGAAAAGGGACTTGGACTTGGTGGACAAATACGGAAGTTGGACATACGCAGGAAGCCACACAAGAGGTTGCTGCGATTTTAGGCAAGGCTGTTTTTGATTATCCAAAACCGGTTCGACTGTTGCAGCGCATCTTCAAATTAGCTGCCTCACCAAACTCAATTATCCTCGACTCCTTCGCCGGTTCCGGCACCACCGCCCACGCTGTCCTCAACATGAACAAATCCGACGGCGGACGCCGCAAGTTCATCCTTGTCGAGATGATGGACTACGCCGACAGCATCACCGCCGAGCGCGTGAAGCGCGTGATCCGTGGCTATGGCGAGGGCAAGAACGCCGTGGAGGGTACGGGCGGCAATTTCAGCTTCTACGATCTGGGCGAACCGCTGCTGCACGGTGATGTGCTCAACGAAAATGTGGGTGTGGAAAAGATCCGGGAGTATGTGTACTTTACAGATACAAAAGCCTCTCTGCCGGAATCGCACCCGGACGAACCGTATTTTATGGGTGTCCACATTGGCAGCGCTTATTATTTCTATTATGAAAAGCAAGCTGTTACTACGCTGAACCGGGAGTTCCTGCATACGGTTAAAACCGAGGCCGATGCCTATGTGATCTACGCCGACCTTTGCACCCTCAGTGAGGCAGAACTGGAAAAGTACCATATCACATTCAAGAAAATCCCCCGCGATATTACGAGACTGTAATAAGTTAGCCGTGAAGAGAAAGAAGGGATATAATGACTTTTACATACTGGCTTCCAGACGAGCAGGGGCAAAAGCAGGAATACACAACAAGTAATAATTCCGTTATTATTATCGGGGCAAATGGCTCTGGCAAGAGCCATCTCGGCGCATGGATTGAGCAACAAGATCTTGAGAATGTTCATCGAATTGGCGCACAACGGAATCTGAACTTTAATGAAGACATAGCGCTGAAAAGCTATTCGCAGGCCGAAAATTTCGTTTTCTACGGAACCGATAACAAGGGATACGTCGAAAGGAAAGATAAAGCTTACAGATGGGAATGGGGTAAATATACAACTAAATTAGTGGATGACTTTGAAAACGTCCTTGCGGCTTTGATAGCGCTAAAGAATAACGAAAACGAACTTTTTGTAAGGCGGTGCAGGGAAGCTGAGAAATGCAACATTTCGAAACCAGGTGTTCCAATCACTGTATTAGATAAATTACAGAGCATTTGGAAAGAAGTTCTGCCACAAAGGGAGTTAATTCTTGAAGATTCCAAATTCTATGCAACCTTTGAAAAAAACGGAGAGCCGGTCAAGTATTCTGCGAATCAAATGAGTGATGGCGAACGCGCTGTGCTATACCTTGCGGCTCAAGTTTTATGTGTTCCAGAGAATAAAATGCTCATCATGGATGAACCGGAAATTCATTTGCACCGCTCGATAATGAATCGCTTGTGGACGGCGCTGGAACGTTATCGTCCTGACTGTCTGTTCATTTATATTACGCACGACACCCAATTTGCAGCTATGCATCCCAATGCAGATAAACTCTGGATCAAAGAGTATGACGGTCAGAATTGGAAACTTGAAAAGATAGATAGCGCTGATCTCCCTGAAGAACTGCTGCTGGATATTCTAGGAAGCCGCAAAAATGTTCTATTTGTTGAAGGTGAGAGAAACAGCTATGATACTCAGTTATACACGGAACTGTACCCCAATTATCACATTGTTCCCTGCGGTAGCTGTACGCAAGTAATTGCCCGCACGAAAGCATTTCGTAATAATCAGGCGCTGCATGATTGTGATGTATATGGTATCATAGATAGAGACTTCCGCTCTGACTATGAAATAGAGAAATACAGAGAAGACCGTATTTTCACAATCAATGTGGCAGAAGTCGAAAACCTATTCATTGTGGAGGGTTTAGTTCGATTGATTGCTTCGCATATGGCAAAAGATCAAGGCGCAGTATTTGAAGCGGTAAAGAAATATGTAATCGAAGATCGATTTGCCAAACAACTCAATGGTCAAATATGCGAAGGAACTGTCGCACAAATCAAATATAAACTTATGTGCGCTGAAATCTCAAAGAAAAACGAGTCCGAGGCAAAATCCAGCTTAGATGCTGCAATAGCCGGGATAAACTACGATGCTATTCGAGCAGAACAGGAACAGAAATTTCAAGCCGCACTTCAGGGCGGAGAATATGCCGCAATTATCAAAGTGTTTAACTGCAAAGACATTTCAACATCTATTGGACATTTCTTCGAGATTGATAACAAGGCATACTGTTCCTTAGTAATTGCGCTCTTGCACGGGGATAAACACGATGATATTGTGAATGCTCTTGTCCCGTATCTTCCAACAGATATTCCAAGGTAACAGAGGTATCAGTCTATGGAACTCAACAACTATCAAAAGCAAGTCATGCGTGATCTCTCCGCATACTTGAACTGCGTCAACCGCGGAACCAATCTCTTTTCCGCGTGGCGGGAATACTGGTTTTCCAAGGATGTGGCGGTGGGTCTCGGCGGTGTACCGTCCTATAATAACTCTATTGAACGTGCACCCCATGTTTGCATGAAGGTGCCCACCGGCGGCGGCAAGACTTTTATGGCTTGTGCTTCCGTTAGGCGGATTTTTGACGCCTTGCCCACCGGAAAGCCGCAGGTGGTGGTGTGGCTGGTTCCCAGCGATTCGATCCTGACACAGACCATCCGCACGTTGTCCGATGTAAACCACCCCTACCGACAGAGACTGGAACAGGATTTTGCCGGGCGTGTCGGCGTGTACACCAAGGAAATGCTGCTGAACGGGCAGAACTTTTCACCGGATACAGTGCGGGAAATGCTGACGGTCTGCGTGATGAGCTATGGCTCGCTGCGCATTGACAGCCGGAAGAAGGACGTCCGCAAGGTCTATCAGGAAAATGGCAATCTGTTCCGCTTTGCAGAGTATTTCAAAGATACGGATGCACTGCTGGCCGATACGCCGGACACGGCGCTGATTCAGGTGCTGCGCCATCTGGAGCCAGTCGTGATTGTGGACGAAAGTCACAACGCGGGATCTGACCTCAGCGTGGAAATGCTCAACAACCTAAATCCATCCTTTGTACTGGATCTGACAGCGACGCCGCGGAAGAACAGCAACATTATCTCCTATGTGGACGCCCGCGAACTGAAGAAGGAACACATGGTGAAGCTTCCTGTGGTGGTGTACAATCGCACTACCCGGCAGAGTGTCATTCAGGACGCCATCCAACTCCGAGGCAGCATTGAACAGGAAGCCATTGCCGTAGAAGCGGCAGGCGGAAAATACATCCGTCCCATTGTTCTGTTTCAGGCACAGCCCCGCACCGGAGACAACAGCGATACCTTTGATAAGATCAAGGCAATGCTGGTCGGTATGGGTATTCCGGAAAACCAGATTGCAGTAAAGACATCCAACGTAGATGATCTCAAAGGGCAAGACTTGATGAGCCGGGATTGTGAAATCCGATACATCATCACGGTCAACGCCCTGAAAGAGGGCTGGGACTGTCCCTTTGCCTACATATTGGCGTCACTGGCCAACCGCACCTCCACTGTGGATGTGGAGCAGATTTTGGGACGCATTCTGCGTCAGCCCTATGCAATGCAGCACAAGTCGCCGCTGCTGAACACCTCCTATGTGTTGACAAACTCCGTGGATTTCCACACCACCTTGGAGAAAATTGTGGCTGGTTTGAATAAAGCGGGCTTCAGCCGTAAGGATTATCGTATCGGTGAAGCGATGGAAGAACCGCAGGCTGTGACTCAACTGGAAGCAGAGCAGACGAAAATTCCATTTGCGCCGCAAGCCACTGAGGCCGATGCCTTTGACGATGTAAATGTACAGGAAGTGAAAACGGCGCTGGAAAGCACGGCGCAGGGAAGCGCTGCGATTTCTGCAATGGTTCGGGAAGCAACGGTGCAGGCGGAAACCTACACGGCGGCGGCCAACGAAGCGGATGACGGATTTATGGGAGGTGAGCTGGGAGATATGCTGATACAAAATAGGGTACAGCCCTATCTTGCTGAAGAGGTATCCGCATTGCGGATTCCGCAGTTTTTTCTTCGTTCCGTTCCGGATTTATTTGGCGATGAATTTGAACTGCTGGAGAAGGAGAATCTTTCCGAGGGATTTTCTCTGACCGGGCAGGATGCACAGGTTAGCTTTGAGCTGGCCACCGGTGAAATGTACCGCGTTGATGTGGAGGATCACGGCGAGGCAGTGCCTAAGTACAAGCGTGCGGACAGTGAGCTGAGTGAATACATCCGCAATCGCATGGCACAGCTTCCGCCAGAACAGAAAATTCAAAGCTGCACCACTATGCTATGCGCTCAGATCAATCGGAACAATCGCTATGCAGCATCGGAGATCAACGACTATGTGCGCAGAATCGTTGGCGGTATGACGCAGGATGAGCTGGCAGCTATGGAAACGGCCATCCCGACATATGCCGCTAAAATTTCCCAGAAGATTGAGGGGCTGGAAGAGGCATATAGGGAAGAGCAGTTCATTCGCTGGCTGGATGCAGGCAAGATTGTGTGCCGTGAAAGCTATGCACTGCCGTCTGTGATTACGCCTGCCGTCACAACGGATGCTATTCCAAAGTCTCTGTACGAGGCTGAGAAAGATGATATGAATCCGGAAGAGCACGAGCTGATCGACGCCGTAGTAGCCCTTGACAATATCAAATGGTGGCACCGAATCATTGAGAAGAAGGGCTTCCGGCTGAATGGCTTTATCAACCATTATCCTGACTTCATGGTAATGACCAAGTCCGGAAAGCTGGTGCTGATTGAGTATAAAGGTGATGACCGGGATAACAGCAACAGCGCCCGCAAGTTGAAGCTTGGCCGTAAATGGCAGGCACAGTGCGGGCAAGAGTACCGGTATTTTATGGTGTTCAAAAACCGCGATTTCGGCATCGATGGAGCGTATACGCTGGATCGGTTTGTTGAGATTATGCGGGAGCTATAAATTCTGATTTCATAGAAGCCGAAAGTAATGGAGTGATACTATGCACTGTTCGGAAGGAGAAAATAAAATGAAACAATTTCTATACCTAGATACAGATATTGTTAATTCCATTATTGCACAATCAGAAAAAGGTCTTATACAAGAACAATCCGAAGAAAATGGAAGCGACAAGAAAAAAGACACGCATATTAGTGGGAGTATGGAAGGCTCAGGGACAGCAGGAGGTTCTTTTCTGAAATTAGCAAAAGCTGAAGCTAACCTTTCTTTATCTGGAGAATTGGGGAAAGAATACGTTTCTTCAACAACATCTAGGGAGATTATATCCAAAGTTCTTCATGACGCAGCATTTGATATCGCATATGGTTATATTAAGCCACAGAAACTTTCTGTAGGGAAAAATGACTCGGGTGAGTATGGGGATTATGTAGAATTAACCCGCGTTTTTGATTTTGTTGATATGGATTATCTTGAAAAGCTGTTTTCTAAAAACGGATTGATTGATTTCCTCAAGAAAAACGACAAAGAGAAAATTGAAACGGAAGCAAGTAGGGCAACAGGTGGAATGAACCGAGCACAACTTCGCTCTACGGAAAAAACAATAAAGAGCGAACTCAAAAAACTTATCGCCGAAAGTGATAAGCAGTATGATGATATTCATGATACCATCGTTGCATTTCGTCAACTTATGCCCTACGCTCGTATGATGATTTCATATGACGGATATCTAATTCCGATGGACGACCAATATTTTCGGATTGATCCTCAAAATCTGGGTTTCAAGTATGGGGGCGAAATCACATGTGTCGGTATGATTACAAATATTATTGGTGCTGATACAAACCCCAATGATCCTAAAAATATGTTCGCTACGCTTCAATTTACGGTTAATGAGGCATTGCGCAAAATCTTACCTACAAATAAAGAAAATTTGTGCGTTATCCATCCAATAGCGGTGTTTTATGGAAAGTAGTCTTTGCCTTTCTTGACATTATTGACGCAGAGCAAACAGCGCAAATCCGTTGGAATACAACGGGTTTGCGCTGTTTATGCCTTCAGTTCCACTCCTCCCGAATCCCCACGGTCGGCCACCTGTCCTCCGTCACTATGTACAATCCAGTCCCCACCTTTTTGACAGATCCAGCATTGCGAAGCAGAATCTTTCCCACCGTGCCAATGTTATCTGTGACGGGTCGCCCTCGCGGATGCGCATGGTGCGGCGGATTTCCTTGGGGATGACAACGCGGCCCAGATCGTCCCATTATGTCAAGTAGGTGCAAAAAAATTTTGCAAACTATCCGGAAAGCCTTTAATATAAATGGCTCTGGGCTTTCCGGACGGTGCTACGATGCACCTACGAGGTTTCGATAGATTATGTTATTTTAGGAGCAAATTCGACAGATTCGCCCCGAAATGAAACACCGGAGTCAATTCGCAACTCCGATGTTTTCATCGGTGTCGATTTTGGATTCGTTGAACTTCCAGACAATTTCGATTGTCTCGGTGTCATAAACAAGTACACGCTCAACTGCATCATACAGATGCTCTCTGAGTTTGTCATCGGACAAGCCGGTCATCCGGCTTGCTGCTTCATGCTGTTCTTCTGCATCAAGACTTTGCTGATGAAAGACCTCAAGCTGAGTCTCACAGGTTTCAAGCTGCTCTTTCAGGGCGGCTTGTTTTTGTGCAAGGGCTTCTTTGCCGGACAGATACTCTTCCGGAGTCAGCTTCCCTTCACGATAGTTTTCATAGATCGTAAACTTCTCACGATCACAGGCATCATACTGAGCTTTCAGCAAGACGAGCTGTCTTTCCAGACTTTCACCTTTGCTCTTCGCCGTTTTTCTGGTGGCAGCGGATTCGACACGGATGATTTCGATCTGCCTTTTCAATGCTTCAAAGACGATTTCTTCAAGTGCGCTTTTCCGCCAGCGGACGTTTTCACACGGGCTGCCATCGTGATACCGATGGGACGGACAGGCAAATACGGTTCCATTGGCTTTCTCAAGTTTTCCGCCGCAATGAGCGCAGAAGTAAACTCGGTCTGACTGGTCATGGGAGCTTCGGACAAACTTTCTACGTCTCTGGATTGCCTCTTGTGCCTGTTCGTATTCATCCTTTGTCACAATCGCCTCATGCGCATTTTCGCGGATATACCATTCTTCTTTGGGAACGCGCCGCTGGTTTTTGTCACGGATGAATCTGCTTTCGCGGGTATGGTTAACCATTGTTCCGGTGTACTTCACACTCTCTATCATAGTCAGGAGACCACGATGTGTCCACTGGGGTTTCTTGGAAGACGCCTTTCTGGACACGGCTTTATGCTGGGCGGGCGTTGGAATGCCCTCAGTGTTCAGTTCCTTTGCGATCTGTGTGCAGGACTTGCCGCTGATCACTTCCATGAAAATGCGGCGGACTATCGGAGCGGTTTCTGCGTCAATGATGAGATGGTGCTTGTCAGCAGGGTCAGCTTTATACCCGTAGGGAACAGTGTTCACATACTTGGCATTTTTCTGTTTCATTCCCATTGCTGACTTGACCTTCTTGGAGAGGTCTTTGCTGTAATAGTCGTAGATAAGGTTCTTGAAGGCAATATCCATACCGATAGTCTTGCCTTCATGTTTCGCACTGTCATAATGGTCATTGATAGACTTGAAGCGGATGCCGAGGAACGGGAAGATATGCTCCAAATAGTCACCAACTTCAAGATAGTCTCGACCGAAACGGGAAAGGTCTTTCACCACGATGCAGCTTATTTCCCCGTGTTTGGCGCACTCTATCATCTTTGCAAAGTCAGGACGTTCAAAGTTTGTGCCGGAGAAACCATCATCACAGAACTCTACACGAGGCAGATCGCAGAGAAGCGGATTTTGATCCAGATGACGATTGATGAGCATACGCTGTGATGCGATACTGTTGCTCTCGTCCTTGACTTTATTTGTGCGCTTGTCAACGTCTTCAAGCGACAAGCGCAGATAAATTGCGATTTGCTGCTTCATCAAGCAACCTCCTTTCTGATTTTCTCGCAAGTCTTCGTAAGTGCTGCAAACTCGTCCATATAGCTGAGTTTGATTTCCAGTGTGCCGTCCTCATGAATTTTCATGGTCTCGATAAAAGCGTCCGCCATTTCTTCGGAGATTTCCGTCGCGTCGTGGAAACGGCGGATCATCTGCTTCCACTTCATTTCGCCGGTAATCTGTTCCTCTGTCTGATTCTTTGGCGCTTCCAGCTCGGATAGATTTCTCTCAATCGCCCGGATGTCCTCCATGACGATCTCTTTATGGTGGCTGTACTCGGCGTCAGAGAGCAATCCTTCCTTGAGATCAACATACATACCGCTAAGGAGAGACTGTTTTTGCGCAAGTTTTTGACGCAGTGTCCGTATCTCCTGAACGGTATTGTCTTGCTTAATCATGACTTTTTTCATTGCCAGCAGAGAATGAAGCGTCTTCTCCATATCGAGGAATACTTCCATCTGAGACTTGATGAAGGAAAAAACTGCATCGTCAAGATCCTGCTTCCGTATTTTCACGTCGGAACAACCTCTTGTTCCATGCTCGGCGTAGGTCGGGCATTTGAAGGTGAAATACACCTTGTCCTTCTTCGTGCTGATGGAACGCTGCAATTTCATGATTGCCCCGCACTCGGCACATACAAACTTCTTCCCATAGATGTTTTTCGCTTTGGGTAGATGATCGTACTTGCCTGAATTGGCTCTCGTGCGTTCTACGGCTGCACGGTTGATCTCCTGCACTTTCTCAAACAGTTCTTCACTGAGAAGTGGCTCATGGGTGTTTTTTGCGATGATCCATTCGTCTTCGGACGTGATGTGATAAGGGATGCCGCCATAGAGACACTGACTGCCTTTCTTTTGAGCTAAATGTCCGATATAGACGATGTTTTGAAGGATTTCGGTTATCATGTGCTTATTCCACAGAATGACCCGATCCTTCTTATTGAAGTTCGTTTCCACCCCACGCTCCCGTTTGAGTTGACTGGGGGAAAGAATACCGATGTCGTTGAGTTTTTTGTTGATGCCCATGTAGCTGACGCCTTCGGCTCTCCACTGAAATATCTGGACAACAATCGGTGCAGTCTCAGGGTCAATCAGAAGATGGTTCTTGTTCTCAGGGTCTTTACGATAACCATACGGTGCATAGTTTCCGATATAATCCCCGCGCTCCATCTTCGCTTGAAGGGCTGTTGTGACCTTGCGCGAGATGTCCTTCGCATAAAAATCATTGACGATGTTCGACAGGGAGGCGGATAAATGCCCCTCGCTTGTTACCGTCGCAGTATCAAAGGAGTCATTGACGGAGATAAAGCGCAGATCGAAGAACGGGCAGACCTTTTCAATGAACTGAGATGTTTCGATATAGTTTCTGCCGAGACGGGATAAGTCCTTCACCACGATGCAATCTACAATGCCCATCTTGACGGCTTCCATCATCCGGTTAAACTCTGGACGGAGAAAATCGGTTCCGGTATAGCCGTTGTCAACGAACAGCGCCGTCTTCTCAAGATACGAACGTGACGCAATATAGTCTTCAAGGAGCGTGGTCTGGTTCTCAATTGAGTCCGAACCTTTTCCGTTATCCTCGACGGAGAGGCGGACATATAGAGCGGTTTTCCAGCGGCGGATAGGAGTATCAACTGCTGGGGTAGGGAGATTTTGCTTTTTCCGCGATACTCGTGCCATTAGACCACCTTCCTTTCAAAGCGAATGACTTTATTCGCGTCCTCCTTTTCCTGACGTTCGCGCAGGAACTCGACGATAGATGCAAAGCGGTCACAGTGCATGAGACCGACATCAATGTCTTTGTTCTCTCGAATATGAATATAGTCGATTAGGTTGACCACGGTGCTTCGAGTGAGTTCCTTGATATTTGCGTATTTTCTGAATTGCTCAAGCCAGCTTTGTTGCTCTGCCAGCCCACCCATCACGCTGTTTCGCTCACTGGTGAGCCGCATAATGGTGTCGCTTGCCTCCTTGATCTGCTGGTCGAACTGAGCTGTGAAGGCTTTGTATTCCTCACGGCTGATAAAATCGCTCTTGAAGTCTTCATAAGCACCGGTTTTCAAGCGGCGGTTCTTATCAATGATTTCTTCCTGAAACGAAATTTTTGCTTTGATCTTCTCAATCTCGCGGTTTTCCCAAGCCATATCGTCAATCCGCTGCAACGCATCTGCCATATTCATAGCGGCGCTGATATGCGCCTGAACGACAGCGAGAACGGTATCATATACGACAGATTCTTTGATGCTGTGAGACGAACAGGAGGTCTTGTCGCTCTTGTTGCCGCCGCAGATGAAATAGGCATATTCTTTTTCGCCGCAGCGGGACACTCTGCGTACCATCGGACTTCCGCAGTCTGCACAGTAAATCTTCCCCGAAAACGGATGGACACCAGTTGCCCCCGAAGGGCTTCTGGTATCATCCATCATGAGCCTCTGGACAAGATCAAACTGCGCGGGGGCAATAATCGGATCGTGGGCATTTTCTGTCCGCGACCATTCGTTTTGCGGCTTTACCACGGTCTTCTTGACTTTGTGATTGGGAGATGTGGTTTTACCCTGCACCAGCGTTCCGGCATAGACCTCATTCTTGAGAATCCGGTAGATCGCAACAGCACTCCACAGAGCAACCTTCTTTGTCTGGAAACAGGTACGCTGCTTCGAGCCGTTTGCCTTTTTATACTCGATTGGCGAAGGAACATTGTTCTCGTTGAGCCGATCTGCAATCTGTGCCGGAGATAATCCTTCTATCTTCCACTTGAAGATGTCCTGCACAACCGGTGCGGCAATAGGGTCAATCACCAACAGGTTCTTGTTATCCGGCGATCTCAAATACCCGAAGACCACACGAGAGCCGACAAACTGTCCGTTCCGTCGCTTCGCATCAAGGTTTGATCTGACCTTGATGGAGATGTCACGGCAATAGGAATCGTTCATCAGGTTCTTGAACGGAAGGACAAGCTCGTTGTCTGCCGCTCCGGGCTGTGCGCTGTCATAGTTGTCGTTGATTGCAATAAAGCGAATACCGAGGCGGGGGAATATCTTCTGGATGTAGTCACCAGCCTCAATATACTCACGACCAAAACGCGAAAGGTCTTTCACCACGATGCAGTCAACCAAGCCAGCGCGGACAGCCTCCATCATTCTGTTGAAGTCAGGACGCTCAAAGTTTGCGCCGGTAAAGCCGTCATCGCAGTATTCTTTTACTACGGTAATTTCCGGGTGCTTCTTGAGGTATTCCTTGATGAGCATTCTCTGGTTTGAAATGCTGTCACTCTCAAGTTTTTCGCCGGAAATAGAAAAGTCGCCATCTTCCTTTGATAATCTCAGGTAGATGGCGGCTTTATAATCTTTATCCAAAGATAATTTCAGCATAAAACGCCACTCCTTACTTTATTCCGGTCTGATAACCCGAAAACTAAAGTAGCAGTGGTGTTTCGCTGATTTTGTCCATGCTTATTATAGCACAGTCCAAAGCAATTATCCAGCCTTTTCAGATTTGTTCACAAAAAAGATTCTTTTGGGGTTATCCGACGGCTTTCTCACATACTTGCAAGCAGATTTACGAAATTGTCATTGATCGTAGCCTGAGTATTTGCGTAGGAAACCCTAACTACCGTGTTGCCGACCTTAAACATATAGGGATTTTTGATCTGCTCCACATAGGATTTCATCCGATCTTCTACCGACATGGAACGGTCAATTTTGACGTCCCGAATATCCACCAAGGAGTCGAGAAGTTCTTTTCTGCTTCTCTCATTCTCCATAACATCACCGCCTTTTCACGAGTATTCTTGCCCAATATTTACCTTCTTATGCGTTAAGCCGCGAGAACACTTTATCAGCAAATTGATAGGCAGCAGTCATGAGGACCGCTGCCCATAGTATTCACTGATAAGTCCTTTCGGACGTTTTCACAGTGTTCTACTTCCGGCATATTTGCAGCTCGCGCCCCTGCCGAATAGGGAATGCTGCGGACTACCAATGGTCAATCGGTATCATGGGACTCTCACCCCTCCGAGGATCGCTCCGAGCCGCCCCTTCAAAGAAAAGACGGAAGTATCATTATACCCGGCATCTGCATCGTCGCAAGCAGCCGCACCACACGGCTGTTATAGCTCTCCGGAGGTCGCTCACTCCCTTGCAGGAGGTCCTGGCGTCGGAAGCTGTGTTGCTTCGCAGAAGCGGAAAGATCCGCAGCACTGAACTATTCAGTTTTCAAGGATCAGTGAAGCGGTCTGATTGACCCCTTCACTTTACAACGGACATTTTTTTAGAAAAAAACAGGGGTCGCATCAAAATTTCTTGAAAAATTTTTTTGCTTTCCGCTTGACGTACTTTGCGGTTTCCTGAACGCTTTGAGCGCGGATGCCATTTTCTTCTGCGTATTCCTTGTAGCTCTGCCCTTTCAAGAAGCACTCAATGAACACCCTCTGTTGATTCGCTGTGAGATACTTCAAGAAATCCGACACACCAGCGTTGAACGCGGTCTCCTTGGTAAAGTCACTTGGATCCATGAGCCATGCAGATGCCTCACGCTCTTCGCTGGGAATCGCATCAAGTGAGAGCAACGTCGGAGTAGAATCGGACGGTTCATCCGCATAGACATCATCTGTCCCGTAGCTACGACGAACTCGCTTTTCTTCAACACGAAGGATTTTCATGACCTCACGGTCAACCTCCGTTACTTCGCCGGTGATTTTCACGCGCACCATGCACTTTCCGTCCTCCGTGGTCCAGAGGTCGTAGTCGAACTCGACAGGGGTTTTAGGGATTCGTTTCATTGCTTGTCCTTTCCGCTGGCGCGGAGCAGCGGATGGACAAGCCTAAAAAAGAGCCGCATGACGGTGAGTTGTGATCCCATGCCGATAAAACAGAGTGCGAACACTCTGTTCATGCGGCATTAGGAAGACTCACCAGTCAGCGGCTCCACAGCACAGCTATCAAATATTTATTTGTTAAACTCCTTATCCTCTGTTGAGGTGGAGATATAACCTTCTCATACTGAGAACATTGAAGACGGTTTCTCTTCCGCAGAGCTTACACTTTGCCTGAACGTGACCTCTTGTGTCCTCAAAAACGATGATGGTATTGTGATGACAGTACGGGCATTCCATCGTTCGCCTCTTCTGGCTGGCGATGGCGATACGCGCCCGTCTGATCTTCATCTGCATTTCAGCAGACGGTTCAGTAACACGGATATTCTTTTTCATGCCCATACCTCCGTCGGATCATCGAACTCTGAATATGGGCGGTCTTCGAGATAACCAAGCTGGCGCAGACGGATGACGGCTGCGGACTGGGAAACACCAAGTTGAGCGCATATCGCTCTGAGCGACAGGCGATCCCGGTATGTAAAGTAGCCGCCATAGGACGTCAGCTTCTCCTCAGGGATGAAATACCACGCGGCAAGGTCAACTTCTTTCTGCGGCATCAGGATTGCCGCTCCGAGGACGTTTGCTTGCCATTCATTCCAGTCCTCATGTGTTTTGAGATCACGCAGCGAATAGGCTGTTCGTGCGGAATACTGCCGGTTGCAGCGTTGCTTGACTTCATCGGATTCTATCTGATAGAGAATCTGATGAGCGCATTCGTGGGCAAGCGTGAAGCGCCGCTTCCCGCAGAGCTTCTTTATTTGCCCTTGACGGATGAAGCTCTCATCGAGCAACACCTGATTACATCTGAGCGGAAGTGTTCGCCTGACACCCTTTTCCTCAACGATGTACTCTGTATCAGTATAGGCAGTCAAGCCGCAGATACTTCCATCAGAGGAAAGTCGGGCAAAAGACACTTGCAAGCCGAGATAGTCTCTTGCGAACTGATCAATCGGCGTGGCACGAGCCATACGGACTTCCTCGGACTCCGTGCCGAAGAAAAACTTGTTGAAGTCTTCCGTGACGGCTGCTGCAATTTCTTCGATTTGCTTCTGAGATAAGATCACCGGGCATTCTCCTTTGCTTCGACAAACCACTTGTCTCCTTCATGAAAAAGGAACGACTCCTTTCCTTTAATCATGACTGTGTAACGGATGCCGCCACCACCAACCTTCTTGGATGTGGCGCGGCATTTGTAAAGAATCTGGTCGATCTGAAAAATCAAACCGTCCTTCCAACGGATGAGCCGGGGCTGAATTGCACCTTCCTCATCGACATCGAGATTTACCGAAACATACGCTTTTCGGCACTTCGAGCAGTTCATGAGCTACCTCCGTTCATAAAAAAGTTACCTGTTTTTCGACACGAAATTCCTCAACATTATTGACACACACATCGTTCGTGTGGTATCATAATTACGAACAGAGATTTCGTGTAAATATAGTATAGCACGAACATCATGTTCGCGTCAATAAGATAGGCGAAAGTTTTGTTCGTGTTCATGGAAAATTTAAGAAAGAGGTGCCTTATGGGATTCAAAGACAGGCTTAAAGAGAAGAGAGTGGAGGCAAACCTGACGCAAGCCGCTCTCGCAGAAAAAGTCTCTGTTACTGCAAGGACAATTCAAAATTATGAGCTTGGCACTCGAAAACCGACAAAATACGACATTGTAAAAAAACTTGCCGAAGCTCTGAACACAACGCCGGAGTATCTTCTCGGCAACGGCGGAATGCTCGTTCTCGCAGCACAGGAACAAGGCGGAGCAAAAGCGGCGCGTGAAATAGACGAACTGGTGAGTGAAGTCACCGGTATGTTCGCGGGAGGTAAGCTCAGTGAGGATGCGCTTGACGGCGCGATGCAAGCACTCACCAGAGCCTATTGGATTGCAAAGGAAAAGAACAAGAAGTACACGCCAAAAAAATATCGGAAAGAGCAGCCGGAGGAATAAGTCCGGATTTTTGTACAGGGTGTTCTTTATAATTGATCATGATGATCCACGAATGGAGGTGGCGCGATGAATGCCGAACAGCTATCAAAAGTTGGCAGCGATCTTGTACGACGCTGCGGCACACGAGATCCTTTTCAGATAGCAAAAGAGCTGGGCATCATTGTTCTGGATGATTGCGAAAACTTCGGGCAACTCAAAGGAATGTATCGCGTTGTCAAGAAAAATCGCTTTATTTTCTTGAATCAGGATTTAAGTCCGCAAACGAAGCGTATTGTATGCGCTCATGAGATCGGTCACGACCGACTGCACCGCGCACTTGCAAAAGGTGATGGATTGCAGGAGTTTGTGCTTTACAAGATGAACTCTATCCCTGAGTACGAGGCGAACATTGTTGCGGCTGAGATATTACTTAATTCCGACGAGGTGCTTGAGTACATTTACGATTATGGGTACACTTCGGCGCAGATTGCACAGGCAATGCACACAGACATCAACTTGATTGCCTTGAAGATTGCGCATCTGGCAGAGACAGGGCATGACCTACGCCGGATAGATTACCGAAGTGATTTTTTGAAATAAAGAGGTGGCGTATGACAAGAAGCGAAGTTATGAAAGACTTCATGAAGAAGACCGTGGTTCCGGTCGCTGTTGCACTCCTGCTGTTTTCTGTTTTCAGCCGCATATTCGTTGAGAACGGAACGCCCGATTATTTCCTGATCTGGCTTGCTTGCGGAGTGCCTTTTGGCATTGGGAAGATGTTCACGCTGATTCCGATTGGCTTTGGCATTTCCGGGACAGTAGGTGTTGTCGCACTTAACCTTGTCCTTGGCGGTCTGATCGGCGGCGTAATTCTGATCTGGAAGCTGGCAGTTGCCATCTGGTATCTGCCCCTGAGTGTCGTTCGTTTTATGAAAGCGTAAGGGAGGCTATGTGTATTATGGGGAAGAATGCAGGCAAGACCTCCGCTGTAATGCAAAACGAAGATATGTCAATGTTTAACGCCTATGAGAGAGAAAACATACGAAGAACGAAAGCCGTGCTTGACCGAATCGAGCATGAACTTAGACTTGACCGCACCACAGCGTACCAGGTCGCTCTCCATGAGGTTATGGCAATGGACAAGGAAAGGCAGACACTTGACGCAATTACAGATTGTCTGGAAAAGCTGCTGCCTTCAAATTTCTGCAAAGACATCAAATAAACTGCTGTGATTGAAGGTCTTGAAAGGATATTTTCAGGATGGAATACAACGACTATAAAGAAGCCCTTTTCTATGCCGCTTCCATCTTTAACGAACGCTTGGGGGCAGAGTTCAGCGAGGACAACCTTGTGCTGTGCTGCTTTCAGGCG